GTCATCGTTATAGGCCTAAAAGCCTACGATACCTATCCAATGCGGTAATCCTGGATGGTTCCAGGACCGCTACTGGAAGTTCATGGTTTCCCATGGCTTCCGGTACCGAAGTAAGGTCCGATCGCCTGGCACTTGTGTACCAGGGTAGGAGCTTACCTAGGACCTGATCAGCTTTCTCGACGAAAGCTTCCACTATCGCTTCCTTGAGGCTCGAAGTAGTCTCAATTGGTGATAGTAGACGTCCGGTGTGCATACCAGAAACACTCAAGTTTCTGTTTGCAATCCCGGCCAGGTCCACCAAGGAATCCAGTGGCTGCTTGCCCCTAGAACCAAAGGTTCTAGCGGATAGCTCTTCCATGGCAACCAGGTTTGATCCTGGGTACGATTGGTTGAGCCCCAGAGGGAGGCTACAATGCTTTATGACATCGTAAACCTCTCTTTGTCTTCGGGTAAGCAACACACGGGACCGCTTCCCTAATTGTCGGCAAATGTCGACAAAGTTGTCATTAGACAACTCTCTCCACTTCAACTGTGAAGTGACGGAATTGGTGGTTATGATTTTCCCACCAAATTCACAAATCTGATTCGAGCTGATGCTCTTATCAGGAGAGTAGGGACAGCACCAATCTGAGAGGCACTTGATGTACTTATCGTACAACTTGTCATCTAGGATGACAACATCATCGCCCAGGACAAAGAATTGTCCCTTATAGTGGCCATGAAGCAAGTGCTTAAGGAGCATACCGTGCGTCACCGTGAAAACGGCGAACGACGGGAACAGCCCTAGAGGCTGTCCTCTTCTCCACCGGACGGGCCCAATAGGGCTTATCCAAGTGGCCTGACTTAGAGCCTGAAACAGGTCAATGTCAGGGATGCTCCCAAAGAGGGATCTCATTGCCTTAACCTGAACTTCCAAAGGGAAGTAATCAGTGGCCGATGAGAGATCGACCGAATGAACGGTCTTACCCTTCCTCAGATGGTCTTGCAAGGTTAGAATAGGCTTACCTTGTTCGTGGGTACAATCCCACGGAAGGCGGCGTGCCAGGCGGTAAACCGCTTTGCCAAACGGCCGTAAGGCCAATTGGTACACCAGAAATGGTGAGGCAACGGATCTAAGCTTTAATCCAGGTTCCTGGATAAAAGCTATCTTTCCGCCGATGATCTGTGTAGGATCACAGTCGTTAGCAAACCCCCCGAAAGGGGTCTGCACCGGACGGTGATCGAGACCACGTAGCACGGGCTCAAAGAGTCCATGGTACTTTCGTCTCAGGTAATCACCCCAGTCTGACTCAAAGAGCCAGAGATCGTCCAGGATATTGCTATCCTGAGCGACTGAGCGTAGCCCTACAGAAGGCTTTCGCTTAGAGGGTGAACCTCGATACACGACGAGTGAGTTAAGCTCGTCACGATCAACAGGTAACCTTCGTGCTCCACGGTTAACTGACTTACCAAAGTCTGCTAACCATTCCTCAGAAATCTGAGGAGGATCTGCTGCTAAAGCAGAGGTGAATTTCTTCACCTGAGAGGCAGATGGCTTGCTGTGTTGGAACACAGTGTAGCACATGAGGACTTGAACAACCTTACGGAAGTTCTCGTCCGAACGGGATGCCCAACGGAATAAACTTCCGAGGACACCCCGCCATTTACCATCACGGTTCTTACGAACCCATGTAAGTGGTGGTAAACCTGCCTTCATCCTGAAGAGGTCGACCTTAAGCGCTTTTAAACGCTTAACAGTCCACTCCTCTCCCGAGCACTTTAACCACTTCAAGACGAGATCCTTAAAAGGTTCTCGTGCATAAAGCGGAATGCCGATGACCCACAATCGGGTTAGTAGCCCCCGTTCTAGTGAGCTTATGCTCATTTCTGTGTCCTTTCAAGAAAGGATGAGAAACTAGTACGGGAGGAACGCCCTCTCGTGAGTTGATCGGTTCCCACCTAAGATTTATGTTAGGAGGGATGAATAAGGCTCGCAGCCGATCCGCATTACTGCGGCACCACATCTCTGTGGTGTTTGTCGGGGCGAGGGATAAAGGATACAGGTATTACTACCTTCCCCTACCGATAACCAGAGCATCAGCCTCAACGGCTGCACTCTGGAACCGGCTAGGCGCAACTCTCAGCACATTTGCCGAGGTCCCAAGCTGTTTAAATAGCTGGGAATCCTTCGTAAACATGCTATCGAGGAGCTTGCCAAACTCAGACTTAACGTCGGAGTCGGGGATCCTTTTTAGCCTCCCTTTGAGCTTTACGAGGGTTTCCAAATCCTCCATAAGCTTAACGAG